GTATAATCATCTATTTCGAATTCTACCATATCTATATTAAAAAACCATGTTATTTAAAGTAATGGTCTAGCTGTCTCGCAACAACAGTCCTCCTTATCACCTTTGATAACCAAATCACATGAATGAACATGATAGGTCGATAAGGTATGCATGCTCACACCACTAGACTAATAATCTTTATAACTAGGTTTATATAATGATTTTCATGGTAAAAAACGAACCAGAGTTTGAGATAGAAGAACACGAGCACGAAAATGGTACTAAACACTCACACAAAGGTGGAAATAAACCACATACACATGAAAAATCATGTAAATGTAATGTAGAACATGGTAGACATCCAAGATGTTTAGAACATGGCAACCATTGACATATCTTGACGTTTCTGGACAAAGTTTATAAGTCACTCATATAATAAAAGATATGGGCTTAGTAGACACTATTAAAGGTGCATTTAGACTCAGTAACAAATCATATACTGAAACTACAACAAGACCTTCTATAGCACAGCCTTATATGAGTACCGATACAGGTGCTAAATTACCAATTTTTCCATTTCCACTTATAATGATCTATGAGTTAGCAGAAAACATAGATGCATTAAGAATACCTATCGAAACCATTAATCGTGAAATGTTTAAGAATGGTTTTGAAATAGTTGAAAGATTCAAATACAAATGTAACAACTGTTCAAAAGAATTCCAATATGCACCACATGGAAAGGTAGATGAAAACGATGTTAAGAAAAAAGTAGCAAAGGTACAATGTGATTCTTGTTTAAGTACAGATTTAAGAATTCCTATACCAGAACACAGAAAAACTATTGAAAAATTAATGTCTACTTCTGTAAATGGTAACAATCAAACACTTGAAGACGTTGCAAGACAATTAGAACGTGATTTAGAAATTGCTGACAATGCATACTTACTTTTACTAAAGAATTATTGGATTGATGATTTAACAGGTGAAGTTGACTATAAAAAGACCGAAATTAAAGAATTATTGAGAGTTGATCCACCACAAGTTGCTATGATAGCAGATAGTGATGGTAGAATCGGTTATGATGATAAAAGACAAAAAATTTGGGTATGTCCTAGATTTGAACACCGTGATAAAAGACTTTATACTGAAAGATGTGATAGATGTAACGCATTAGGAATAAAAGCAATTATGGAAGTTAATTCAGTTTATTCTGTAGGTGTACCACACCCAAAAAGAGTAATTTATGGTGAAGGTGAAGTTATTTGGAAAGCAGGTAAGTATAGACCTTCATTAATTTATGGTTATTCTCCAATCTATGCAATTTGGTCAAAAGCAATGTCTTTATCACATATGGATGAATATGTTAGAAAATACTTTGACAAGATGAGACCACCAAGAGGTTTACTTGTTATTGCATCTCGTAACTATGAAACATTCAGAAAGTCTTGGGATGCATTAGAACAAAAAGCCATTGAAGATCCATACATGATACACCCACTTATGGTAGAATCAGATAAGGGTGGTAAAAACATGGCTAATTGGATTGATTTTACTGGTTCACTTAAAGAATTAGAGTTTATTGAAGTAAGAAAAGAGTTAAGACAGATTATTGGTGCTGCATTTGGTGTTTTACCACTCTATTATGGAGAAATGGTAGGTGGTTGGTCACAAGAAGGACTACAAGTTACAATTACAAACAGAGCAGTAAAATGGGGGCAAGACATACTATTCAAGTCATTTTTAAAGAAATTTGTCGAAATAATGGGTATAGATGACTGGGATTTAAGATTAATACAAGGTGAAGAGAATGATAAACTTGCAGATTTGCAAAGAGATGGTGTAGAAATACAAAATGTTGCAATGTTACAACAAATGGGATTTGAAGTTAGTAGAACACATGATGGTAAATACAATATTTCACAAGATCCAAAATACTTTGAAGATTTAATGGGATTAAGTGGTGCACAAGGAATTAATGGAAGAGGAAGAAGCACTGCAGCTCCGTTGGAGAATAGACAATCATTTGAAGGTGCACCTGCACAAAATAGACCATCTGACTTAGGTGGTATTGCACAAGGTTCACCAAGTACTGGTTCTGGAACTTCAATGTCACAGAAAGGCTTTGGTGATGGAATAACACCAAGTAACTTCACTGTTGTAAAGAATACATTACAAACAGCACTTGATTATGGTTGGAAAAAGACAAAAACAGTAGATGAGCTTAGAAAAACAGCAGGTATGACTGTAAGACAAGCAAGAGCTATTGTAAAAGCTGAATTTGAAGGTATGAGAGCATGGGAAGAAGATGAAACAATAAATAAGAGTAAAAAAGAAGAAATAGAAGATGATGATGAAGAATGACAGATAAAAAGAAAAAAGTAGTAAAAGAACAAGTCAAAGAAAAGACAACTGTTAAAAAAACTACTCCAAAAAAAGCAACTAATGTCTACAATGCAAATTTCTCTGAAATAGATGAATGTTTAGATGAAATAAGAAAAGAATGTAGAGCACATGGTTTAAGTGATTATGCTTGTAACAACATACAAATCATTTTAGACGATACATTAAAAAGAGTGAGACTCTCAGAACACTAGTATGCCAACAGAATTAGATGTAAATACAGGAAATACTGACCTAGGTAAGAAAATCTGGGAAATACATCAAAAAAATGAAGAAACGCATGTAAATGCATACAAAGAAGCAGTTTGTTTTGGTTGTTTGAAAAATGATGCAGCAGGTGCAGGTATTTTTGATATTTGTGGTGATTGTGCAGGTAAAAGGGGTAGAGAAGCACTTTTAGTATCTGTAAAGCCAATTTATTACGGATTATGTTATTTTTGTGGAGAATACAAGTTTCATATGGAACAAATTAATGTTAGATTGTGTAAGAGGTGTCATGAAAGAGTTGCAAAAATAATGAAAAAGTATAATCAGCAGGGTGGTCAGTTTGGTGCTGATCCGTTTTGGCAACGTATGAGAAAGAAACATGGCAAAGATTGGAAAATAATAATGTCAAAAGGACTTGGCAATAAAAGATGATTTTTAAGAAATATCCACAACTTTATACAATAGTTATACCTGCAATATCAGTTCCTATCATGTTAGGAATTACATTTGCAGTAATGAAAATAGAAGTGGTTATAAAATGAGTATTCAACCATGCCCAAAATGCAAGGCTACTAAAGGATGGAAGTGGACTTGGGGTAAAAATGATGGACAGTCAAAAGGATTCTCTACCTGTAATGGGTGTGGTGCAAAGTTTTGATTTGTAATGAAGGTGGTTGGTTCTGGTTTACAAACTGGTTTTTTAACTCTTGTCAGGTTTTAGGATAAAGTTAAGTCTATCTAATTCATAATCATAATATCTATGATCATAATCAATTATCTTATTTTTATGTTGTGTATTTTCACTATAATGTCTATCTACCTTCCAAGATAAAAGTGGTTTTCTTAGAAACTTTGGAAAGAATTCTAATTTCATTTTCTTTTTATTGAACTTTATTTTATCATAAAGAACTAATTTTGTCTTATTTGTGGCATATTTATCAACACTCCCATTTCTAAAATGAACAAGGGATTTTTGTAATAATGGTCTTTCTTTTAAATTATTTGTGTTAGTTACAACCCATATTTTTGATTTTTCATGAATAAAAAGATCATTAATTTTAATTTTTCTTAATGGTTCTTCTAAATATCCTTTGTAAATATGTTCAAACTCTTCTACACTATCATAAATATATATTGATGATGCCATAGTTTTTTTAGGTAATACTTATTAATAAATCCTTTCTCGTAATTTTGTGGATAGATGTGCTAGGTGTAATAAAAAATATGAAGGTGAGTGGCAAGAATGTTCGGACTGCATAGAAAAAGTGTATCCAGAAACTTAGAATGTGATAATTGTGGTGCTAAAATGTATAGATACAAGCACGCTGATTTAAAAATAGGATTATGTTATAAATGTGGAAAATTTGAATGTAAAACATATGATGCAGAGTCAGATGAATTATTTTATCTTTTATCTGACAACCCAGAGTTACTCCTCGACATGATAAATACAGGATTCCTCGAACCGATTTAATCTTTAAATAAGTAAAAAACCCAACAAGTATATGCTCGAAATGATTGATGAACTATTCTCAGAAATAGTAATAGGATTGGTTATGGGAAGTGGTGGTGCATTATTAGCATATTTTAAAAAACTTTCCAATACACAGAAAAACTTATGTTCGGAGATACAACAACTCCGAAAAGCCCTCATTATTTTGGCAACAGCACTAGATAGACAATCTAATAGACTTCATGAAGAAGCCGATTCAGATTTAGAAGACCTAGTGGGTAAAGTTTTAGACGATAAGTGATTCGTGAATGAACAAATCATCCGTAATGGTTATATAGATGCTTTAATCTGATACTTTTATGGTAGATCCAGTATTAATAACTGTTGGAGCAGCAGTAATTGGTGCAGGTTTAAACACACTACGAGGATACCTACATAGACAAGATGAATCTTTCTCTGCAAGGAAATTCGCAGGTGCTTTAATCATATCCACCTTTGCAGCCATTGCTATTGGTCAAACAATCGCAACTGAAGGCATTGGAGATATTGGTTTAGCCTTAATAGGTTTGACCACTGGTTTCGCAGCTGATTTCGCAGTAACCAAAGCAAAGAAAGAGTAAATGGCTATGTTTTGGGTGAATAACCCAACCATTCTACCTTTTTCCCATAATATTTATATGTGATTTGACTGATTTTTCTATATGTCAGATAAAGTATTCTTTAATGGTTTACATACATCATTAAAGTCAATGGCACCAGTAAAATCTGATGAACGTTATTTTGAAGGTCTTTTAACAGTAGAAATGAAGGATAAACAAGGAGAGATTACAATAGTAGAGGAATTATACAAAGTGTTACCAATATGGATGGATAGAGGAGCACCTATTTCAGATACACATTCTAACAGAATTATAGGAAAAGGTATTAATTATGCAAAAACTGTTGTAAAAAACGACAAAGGTGAAGAATTACCTGCAATTAAAATCACTGGAAAGATATTCAAAAACTATCAACTAGATAATGTCATCTGGGATAAGATTAAAAATAAAGAGTATAAGGGATTGTCATTTGGTGGTGCAACTAGAACAAATAGAGCACCTATTGTAATGAAAGATGGTTCTATTGCTTATGCTCTAAAAGATTTAGAACACTATGAGGTTGCAGTTTGTAAAGATCCAGCTGTACCTATGGCTTTAATTACAGATGTTAATCAAATTGCAAAAGCACACCATAATGGAGTAGAAAGAGGTGATGGTAAGATGGTTATCCAATGTACTTCTATGGGATGTTATGTTGAAAAATCAAGTGGTAATTATGTACCAGAAGTAGACCAAAACGAAGAAGTATGGGAAAAAGAAAAGGGTGCAGCAGGTAAAGGCGAATTATTTGTTCCAATTAGACCTTCAAAACAAGATGAAGAAGAAGATGTTGAGAAAGAAAATCCAATTAAAAAAGATATAGAAGCATTTATTGAAGATATTGAAAAAGCAGATTTAGGAAAATATGATACTTTCCAAGGTAAAGTTAATGCCTTAGTAAAAGAAGGTTATCCTGAAGAAAATGCAAAGAAAATTGTAGGTGCTTTTGTAAAAGGAGAAAAGAAGAAAGAAGCAGATGGTGGCACAGTTATGAGTACTGATGCAGGTGTAAATAACCCAGTTTATAATTCAAAAGATGAGAAAAAGAGAAAAGAAGATGATGATGAAACTGATAAAGATCATTCAAATTCTGATGGAGAATCACATAGTATGTTTAACCAAGATGTAGGTTTTGACCGTAAAAAGAACTATTTTGGTGGTATAAGAGAAAATTATGATGGTACAATCAAACAAGGTGGTATGGAAGAAGAGGAAACAAATGAGATTCATATACATAGAGAAAACCAAGAAGATGAAGATAAATATGATAAAGAGAAAGAAAAGAAGGAAAAAACAAGAGATTTAGTTACAATTAACCAAAGTTTACAAAAACACGAAAAAACAATGTTTCTGAAAAGCTTACATACATGTATAGAAAAACATGGTAAATATGGAGTTTCAACATGTCCTCATTGTGGTACAAGAGCAATGGGTGTTAGAAATTGGGCAGAATCACCAAAAAATCAAAAATATAACAAACCATTAAAAGAAAAGAAACAAGGAACACAGAAACAAGAAAAATTATGGGAAGCCCAAAGAAACCAAGCAAAGCTTGATGCAGATGTAAAAACAAGAGACATTAATGAACGTCGTATTGTACCGTCATAATACTAATATAAATCTAGCACAATCTTTATATATGCACATATTTAAATATTCTTAATAACATGACTCTCGAAGAACTCAGAAAAGAAGAAAACGAGGAACATGCTGAGGAAAAAGAAGAATCCGAAGAAAGCAAAGAAGAATCACATGAATCTTCTGAAGAATCAAATAAATCATTTGACGAAGCTTTACTTCAAACAATTTCTACTTTGACCGAGCACGTAAAAGCACTTTCTGAATCTCAAGCTCAACTTGAAGGTAAACTTGCAAAAGCCCTTGAAGAAAAGCCTGAAACACAACTAGATGTAAAACCAAAAACTGATGACAAAGAAGACATTGGCGACGATGTTGTCGTACCAGATGCCTATCAATCAAATTCTCGTCAAACAGGATTAGATTCTGATAGAACAAACAATGACGGTGAGAAATCACCTGAAAAAGACGATAATGGACTTTCTATGCAAGAAAAATCATCAGCAGGTGAAAAAGTCAACTTTGACTTTACAACTGATACACCTAGACCATCAGCAGCAATCGAAGGCGTAAACAAATCAGATTCTGAATCTGACTTGAATATGATTTTGAAAGATGCAAGAGATGGTGGCTATGATGGATTATCCCAAGTAGCTAAAAAGATTCTAAAAGGTGACTATTACACACCAACACAAGAGGAAAGGTTGTTCTAAAATGGTACAAATCAAAACTATTGACGAACTAGAAGCACTCTATTACGGATATAACCGTAACCTCATTCGAAAAGCTGACAGTCCTGTAACAACTTCAACAACTGGTGTTTTCAACGCCATTTTTGGAGCATATGCATGGGCACAACTTAACTTAGAAGCCAATGCTTTCGGTATTTTACCAAAAGTACCTTGGGATAAATCTGGTTGGCGTACCATTACGGCTAAACCAACTATGACCACAGTTAAGGGTAATACAACTCTAGGTGGTACAGCAGAAGGAGGAAACATTGCTGAGACAGTAAAACCAACTTTACAAGAGATTGACATCAGACCAAAAACAGCTCAGTTGCCATTCAGTGCATCTGAAGTTATGGAATGGTTGGCAACCCACAGTAAAGACGACATTTGGGGTGGACTAGGTTCACTTCGTTTGTATATGGCTGTACAGCACAAAGAATTCCTAAATAGAATGTTACTAGCTGACGTTGAAAGTGAAGCAGCAGGTGCAAGTGGAGCAAACAGTGGTACAACTAACTTTGAAACACTAGACAGAATCATCAGTTCAAACGCTGAAGAAACTGCATTAGGTGGTTCACACGCAGGTTACTACGATCCATGGGCAGCAAATGCAACTATTGATAGAGATGGTTCTAGTACATTTGATTGTACAGTAGAATCAGCTTCAGGTACTATTGGTACTAACGGTGTCCTTACCGACGATACATTACGTACTTTCTTAAGAAAGATCCGTATTGCAGCAGGTAAAGATCCAAACGTCTTCCTAGGTTCTCACGAAGTATATAGTGAGATTCAAGGACTATACATGCCTTCTGTCCGTATTCCAAACCCATACGGAGAGCAGCTCGTACAAGTTGACGTTAACGGTATCCAAACATTCAAAGGAACTGGTGTCGGAATTCACGTAGATTCAATTTACGGAATCCCATTCATCCCATCAAAGGATGCTCCAAGCAACTCATCTGATTCAGCAGAAATCGGTAGACTATTTGCATTAGATACATCTGATGCAGAAGGATATGGTTATCCAAGAATCGGAATTCAAATTGCAATTCCAACTGAATACTACGAAGCAACTAGAAGAACCCCTGCATACCCATTCGTAAACAATGCATTTGTTGAGAAAGGTGTATACAGAACTATGGGTGAAACAGTTTGTCGTCACTTCAAGTCACAAGGTAAGATTAGAGATATTAAACTTTAGTCATACTACAATTCTCCCTTTTTTTATTTTTTTCTTTACACTTATATTACTGAATAGTATAAACTAATTATGGGAAGTAGAGGTTGTCAAGACAGGTGTAAAAATATTAAAGCAAAGATCCATCCACAAAAAGCATATTTAGGAAACTCTTATTGTAAAATGTGTTCTTGTTTTTTCTATACTAAAGACCTTGTCACTAAATCTGGTCTCCGTTGTCCTTGTTGTAATAATAAGGTCAGAATGAGTAAAATCAATAAAAAACGTAGACCTGTAAAACGTATAGGTGAGAAACCTATATACAAACTAGAACTTAATTAAGTTAATTAAGCTAACTTAGCTAAGTTTTTTTTCCTTTTTTATGCCTTATTTAACCCTTAATTAACCTTATACTTTATATATCACCTTATTTTATAGCATATATGGCAATTACAATCAGTACATCCGATTGGACAAAGGCTAACGTGAGAAAAACACTCTCATGGCAAGCAGCTTTAACTTCAAAGTTGCGAGTATATGCTGTCAAAGTTACCTTCGGTAGTGGAGACAACTATGCGACAGGAGGAGTGGCAGCTGACCTCAAAGAGGGAAGAATCTCTACACTCGTTGCTGTAATACCAACATATACCGATTCTAAAAGAGAAGTAGTATATGACAAAGCAAATGAGAAGATTCAACTTTTCGATGTCGGTGGAAATGCAACCGCACCTTTCGTTGAAACACCAAACACAAGTTCTGCTTGTGCATCAAAAGTGTTCGAGTTTCTAGTCATAGGCTACTAGAGTCCAAAAACAGCCGACTTTTTTTTCTAAAAGTTTATAAGTGTGTAGTTATCAGTCTATATATGGTAGAATATAACCACAATGTTACTACAGTGAACTCTGATGGTCTTATAAAAGGCGACCATGGTGTCATAGTATCAATACATGTCTCAAAAAAAGGCAGTTCTGGAGCAAAATTACAACTCAAGAATGGAACTACAAGTTCAGGTGCTGTTGAATTTACCGTATTTGGTGAAGAAGTTCAAAACGTATTAGACATTCATAGACGATTCGAGAATGGTATTTTTGCCGATGTTACAGGTTCTGCAGAGTATATCATCGTTTTTAAGTAGCAAATTTAAATACTTAGCATTTAATATAAGTGTATGGCTACAACATACTGTACAGTGGAAGATGTTGCTGATTTTCTCAGAATCCCCATTACTGCTACTACTACTCCTAATAAAACACAGGTTGAAAAAATCATCAACCGAAAAGAAGAAGAGTTAGATAGACGGATTGGGCATACATTTGGGAGAACAAAACAGGTAGCTAAAGAAATTCACGATTTACCATTATTATATACTTATGGTTGGGGTACTCCAGTGTTTTTGAAACACAGAGAGTGTCAAGATTTTGATACATCTGCAGGCGATAAAATAGAAGTATGGCAAGGTGCAGATTCATCTTACACTGATGTTTTACAAGATTCACAATGGTGGGATTTTGAACCAGTGTATGGAAGATTATTTTTCCGTGGTTACATATTTACTATTCTTAGAAAAAATAGAGTTAGAGTAACATATCGTTATGGTTCTGCAACAGTACCACTAGACGTTGAAGATTCATGTATTAAACTGGTTGCAATAGATATATTGAACTCTAGTTTTAGAATGGATGTTTTACCAGTTGGTGCAAATGGAATAGATGTAGCTTCTTCAAAAGCAGAATGGAGAGCAGATATAGAAAACTGTATTGAAAATCGTCAAGAGATATTCATGTTACCGTAATGGCAAGAAAAGGATTACCTGAAGGTCACACAGATTATTACATTAATAATAAAAGACACACTGTAAAAATAACAGGTGCAAGAGTACCAACAGATAAAGAATATAGAGAGATTTTACAGAACCCTGAATATCAGGAATTCCTCGCAATGTTAACTATTGAAGGAAGAAGCACTCTTAAAAAAAATGTTAATAATTTATTACAAACAGAATCTAAAGCACCACATATAAAATTATCCTCAGGGTTGAAGAAAAGAAGAAAGGTGATTGTTGCTGATGCAATAATGAAAATACTTGAAGCAAGAGAGATTGAAAGGAAAAAGAAAACCGTAATAGATACTAAAGAAAAGGCTGCAGAGAAAACTGCTACTGCAGCACATATTATAGGAGAATTAGCAGATATAGAAACACAGGCTGTTAATAAAGATATGATGAAGCAATTTGAATCTTTAGGCATACCATATGTACCATATGTTTTTAAATATAGTAGAATAGTTAGAAAAATTCAAAGTTGGTCTAATTTTTTATCAGTTGTTGCAACTGTTGATGAAGAATATCTAAATTCATTAAATCTACAAAAAACAACATTTGCTACATGGCTAAGTGAAAAAGGAGAATTTAAATTATCTAGTCTTATATTCACTGGAAAAGATGTAACAAAATCAGGACATGTGAATACTTTCATAGCCCAAAGTGGGGGTGTGCTTAATAGTCAAGAAGAAAAAAAATTAAGAGCTTTATGGCATGAGTTTTATGTTATGATAAAAAACGATCCAAGTAAGTTTAAATGGTCTCCTGAGCATAACACTACAAAAATTAATGGAAAACCAATAACATTGAAACAAGCCCATATGCCAGTTTTAAACATTCGTATGGTTGACAGTCGTTTTCCAGTTGGTAGATATAATTATGACGAACATGGGCTTAAACAAGACATGCTTATGGATGAAAACTTAAACGCTACTAAAAGAGTAGGATTTTGGGGATTCAATGATCCAACACAAGATCCACCAT